ATGAGGAATATGATTATCCAGAACCAATTAAACATAATGTAGATGCAATAAACATTTTCGATACGATCTTCGGAAAACGATGAATTCACTTGAACAATATATTGAATATGAAAAACTTGATCCAGTCAAAGCGATGAACGCATTACAGGATCACGGAATAATCAGCGACAATTGCATTGAGCCAAAAGATGTAATTGACGCTGGAGTAGCAATAACTTGGTTGGATCAGAACTTTTTTAAACTATGAGCGGAGGACATTTCGATTACGTGCAATATAAATTGGAGGATGTTGCAGAAGAAATTCAAAGGATCGTTGAAAACAACACTTCTCAGGAGGTTGACGAGTGGGGTCAACTGATTGGAAGGAATTATAGCGATGAGACAATTTATGAGTTGCTGATTGGCGTTACATTTATTCTTACTGCCGCTACGTATATTCGGCGCATAGATTACTTGTTATCTGGCGACGATGGCGAGGATACGTTTCATGCGAGGTTATCGGAGGAGATGGGATATGAAGAAGGGTAGAAAAAATCTTAAAACATATTTCCCCGGCAAAGATTGCAAATGCCATGCGTATGACGCAGGAGAATGCGGATGTCCTGTTGATTGGACTTCAAAGGAAACATATCAACTCCGATATGAACTTGAAGATTTGAAATCATTGTGCAAAGAATTCTTGGATATTTTGAATATTGTCGAGGTGAGTGATAGCGAAAGAGAGTTTCATCCAACGCGCATTAATTCGTGCAGGGTGCATGATGCAGTCAGGATAAACAAAATTCTTGCACATATCTGTCGAATTGTGACAGATTCTAACAAAAATACGCAATGAAAACCAGTTTTTGGGATCATAGTGGCAAACCATCGGTTTTTGTTGTTAAAGAAAACGGCAAGGAAATACATAGAGGTGGATTTGAGGCTGGATATAAACTTGTAAAAATGAATATAGAGCAAGAAATAACTAAACTTACACAGGAGTGGTATGACTTGATTGGTGGAGATCATCACAAGGATCGTGATTGCCATTGGTATGTCGAAACCAAATGGAGTTATGGTAAAAATCCAGTATATCGTGTTATCCACAATGGATATGTTTACAACGATGTTGAGGAAAACTGGAGCAGTTATGAAGGCGCGTTGAACAGGTTGCGTGAAATACTTGTTGATGCTATTAAGGAAATTAATGAGTGCAGAGAAAACGACGAAAACTGGAGGTAAAATGACAAGAGCAGAAGCGCAAAGGAAATCCAACGACAAATATATGTCTGGAGAAATTACCAAAGAACAATGGAGCAAGGAGTTTGATGAAATGTCAAACATCCGCATCTGGTCAGCAGAAGGAAAAATAAATGACGAATAAAATTAAAGAAGAAATTGAAATGGTAATAAATTTTTTTGTATATGTTTTTTTATTTCCATTTTTATCACCATTGGAAAAAACAAAAAACTACATTGATAAAAAAATAAAAGAAATTGAAAACAAAATAAAAACACATGGAAGCGAAAGCAACTCTTGAATTTAACCTGCCAGAGCAGGAGTATGATTTTAAATACGCCTGCGCTGGATTAGATGCGTTGTTGACATTGAACGACATCGATCAAGAACTTCGATCTGCCGTGCGTTACAACACTGGAGAATTTACGCATTACATTGACGAAGAAACTGGTAAGCGTAAAGAATGCTGCGTTGACACTTTGCATCATGTTCGCAAGGTGATAAACGAAATGGTTCATAACAGAAAATTGCCAGAACTAATTTGACAGCAGATGTTAAAAACGCAATTGCCTTGGCTGAAAAAATTCGTGCCGAGGTTGATAACGCGCCTGATGAGGATCGCGGGATATTGCTTGCCGCAAAGTATATTATTACAAATGTTTCAACTACAACTGGAAACTTCAAATTAGACCTGCCGTTTGCAAAGAATGTTGTATTGCAGTTTGTAAACGAATTGCTTAACAAGGATCAGTTTGAAGCGGCAGCAACTGTCTTGTGGGGGCAGCAAGTTTACGATTGGCGACCACAATCTTCGATGGACACTTGGAGATGCTTGTTTGATCACGACAAGTTGTTGATCCAAGGTGCTGGTGCTATGGGCAAAACGTTTGGTGCAGCGGCATGGTTTCTGCTGGACTGGATGCGTGATCCTCACTACACTTGCATTAAAGTTGTTTCACTTACTGCTGAACACGCTCAACGTAACGTATTTGCTGCTATTAAAAAGTTTTATACGACTGCATTGGTAAGACCAGAATTTGAAGGCAGTGAAACACTTGTAAAAAGTATACAAGCAAATAATGACTCTAAAAACGGCATTCATCTTGTAGCTATTCCGAAAGGCGATAGCGGAACTGGAACGCTTCGCGGATTTCACCCAAGTCCGAGAGCAGGAAAGGCGAATCCGAAGTGGGGGCAAATGTCAAGAACTCACGTTGTGCTGGACGAAGCCGAAGAGGTTCCTGCTGGAGTTTGGGAAGGTCTGCAAAACATTTTGTCTGCCGCTGATTCGGAAGGCGCAAAGGGTCGAATCAAAATCTTTGCGGCAAGCAACCCGAAGGACAGAACAAGCGAGTTTGGCAAGCGATGTGAACCAGAACGTGGATGGGGATCGGTTGATTGCGAGGATGACTTTGAATGGGATTCACGCGATGGCTGGCACGTCTTGCGACTTGATGCCGCGAGGTGCGAAAACGTCATTGAACGCAAGATTGTTTTCCCGGGTCTTCAGACGAACGAAGGCTACACTGCATACGAAGCAAAAGGCAGGACTGCTGAATATTTCACAATGGCGCGTGGTTGGTTCCCGCAAGAGGGCGTATCGATGGCGATTATCACTCCGTCCATGCTTGATAACGCGATGGGTAACGTGCGGTTTATTGGGCCTGTAGTGCCTCTGGCGGCGTTTGACTTGGCATTGGAAGGCAATGACACTGTTGTTTGTTCCTTTGGCAGATTTGGGCTTTCTGACGGATGGACACCAATGAGTGGTCAGTTTATTGACTTTAAATCTCCAAGAACTGTTCTTCAGCTGGATTCACAGATGACGTTCCCAAAAGCTGCAACACTGGAGCAGACTGCAAACATCATCAAGTTCTGCAAGAACATGAAAATTTCTCCGAACTGGTTGTGCGTTGACAGAACTGGAAATGGCGCAGGCATCCACGACTCATTGAAAACATTGTTTGGCAGTGAAGTGATGGGCGTAAATTATTCTTGGGCGGCAACGGATACGCACATCCTTGGTGATGACACGCAGAAGGCAAGCGAGCTTTACAACGGGGTTGTTACGGAACTTTTGTTTGGTTTATCCAAGTATCTTGAGTTTGAATACCTCAAAATATCGCCGGGGTTCCGCAACGATCAGCTTGTGCGCCAAGCAACTGGAAGGCGTTATATGCAAAAAGGTAAAGGCATGGTTCGTGTGGAAAGTAAAAAAGATTATGTTAAGCGCACACGGCAACCATCACCTGACGCACTGGATTCACTTTCCATGCTTGTGTTTCTCATGAGACAACGCGCAGGCTCAACTGCGACTATGATTGAAGGCAAAAAAGAAGTGCCGAGGTTAATGGATCGTGGAATGGCTTCTATCGTGGATAAAATAGAATTTATCGATTTTAGCGAATAAATGAAACATATCAAAGATAGCGTATAATCAAATGTGGTTTGATTTATTTATCAAATATGATGCACTAAGTGCCGATTACTTGCTTTATTTATCATATATGATAAATTATGCTTGCAAAATTTAACGCTTTAGAATATTAGGATCGAACTCATGGCAAAAGTAATTATCGGAATGATCCCTCCGGGTGGATGGCATTACTACGATTCTGATGCGAAACTAACGTCTCACTCGTATGAAGGACTGCTTAAAGCAGTTACGGATTATCGCGCCGAAAATCATTTGCCTGTTGGCGATGTTGAAAGCGATGTCAATAGTTACATTTGCTCCAATTGGCCTAACTTTTGTCACGGGGTTGACATGGTTGTTGTGACGAGCATCCATCCAGAAACCAAACAGCAAACATTGCTGAATGACATTACGATTTGGGCAAGAAATATTCTTAATTCCAAAACTGCAAACAATCTTGTTTCAGATGAACTCGCCGAGGAACGAGCCAAGATTTGCAAGGGTTGTCAATACAATAAAAATTGGCGCGGAGGTTGCGGATCGTGCGTGACTTCAACGGAACGCATTTCAGCTTCAATCCGAAATGGAAGAGATACGAAATCGTCAAGCAAATTAGGTGGATGCGACTTGATGCGGCATGACAATCGAAGCGCAATTTTCTTTGACAAGGCAAAACTTTCGCAAGCAACTTCTCTTCCAGAAAATTGTTGGATGAATATTAAATAATATGGCAGATGTCCTTAAACCACTTCCCGCTATCGTAACGGATACATATGCGACAAAATCACCTCGCATTACCAACTCTTACGACAAGCCTCGCATTCTTGATCTGGATGTTGTTGATCCCACTACTGGCAATAACGATGTTGTCAATAAAGATACTTTGCAGGTTAAACGGACATTCAAAGATGCCGCACAAGCGCACTCTGCTTATCGCAGGCTTAAACAGCAGAATGTCGAAAGGAATAGGAAGAATCAACTGATTCAGAAAAAACTCAACAATGAGCCTCCATATGCTGCAAAAAAACTGGAAAGCATGGGCCAAAATTGGAGGTCTAATCGTCCTACTGGTTTTCTTTCCACGATGGTTAGCCGAATTCAACCTCCTTTTAGGCAAGTCATCGAGCAGGCTACAACTCTCAC